GTATACATTTGTATAAAATATAATATTTTTATTATATTTTCTAATAATCGCCTTCATCCGTTCCACAACCAATCATGTCTGGCTTATCTTGCATTTCATCATACAGTTCACCAATTTTTTTAAATATTTCAATTTCAAAATCATTAAGAGTTATATTTGGGTGTTGTGTAATTTTGTTTTGTATAAATTCTTTAAGAGTTTCGTACCGATCCCCCATACCTGCGTATTTCACTTTTGTAAATAATGCGTAATACTTAACTTTCAATTCAATATCTTTAATAATTTTATCCATATTAGATGTTATATGTGTATTATCAAGAGAGTTGATTCTAAATCAATTTTACATATATTTTGTGTAATATTCTGGTAATAAATCTATATTGATACACGTATCATCTGGAATAATCTTACCAGATTCTATGATATATTGTTTGAATACTTGAGTATTTAATTGTTCGTCGGGTGTTTTATTATGAACGGTTCGGGCAATCATTTTATATAATTTAAAATTAGGGTATCGTTCGTCTCCGTTCTTTTTATACAGAATGTTTTTATAGTTATCATCTAAACACCAATGATACACAATTTTTTGAAATTCATCATATTCTTCAATGGGTACATCATCATCGATTACGAAATCATATAATGAACAACCTAATCTACATAAGTCAAAACTATAGTTGGGGTCTAATCGAGGTTTATTATTATCCATGTACGGTTCACAATTATATTGTGTAGATGCATCACCCGACGGTGCAAAGCTATCACTGCAGAATCGTTGACCATTATAATTATATATTGCACGACCAAAATCAATAATTTTGTAAATTTTTCCAAATGTAGGAACCTTATATGTATTGCGTTTGTATATATAATATATAAATTCTTGGTCCGTATCAACATACATTATATTGTTTGTATGCAAATCATTATGTGTAAATTGTAATGTTTTTTGATAACACAATAATGTCATAATAATTTGCATTAATATAGATATACCTTCATCTTTATCCATACATTGAGTTTCAAATAAATTATCAAGAGTTCCATCACATTTTTGTAAGGTTATACATTGTACAGGAAAATTATTAATATAAGCAAAACATTGTTCAGGGTCTATACTTGAATCGTCATCGTCCTCATCGGTAATATAATCATCATCATCATCATCATCATCATCATCATTTTCATCAGTATCATTGTTATCGCTATCACTCTCACTCTCACTCTCACTCTCACTATTTTTACTATTAGTAGAACTGGAGTTATTAGTTGTACATGTTTTTGATATATCAGGTTTTGTATAAATTAATAATTCGGTATCTAATGGTTCTATAGTTTCAAACAAAAACTGTTTATTACTTTGGTCGGGTTCAACAGATGAATTAATCTCATCAATATCAATAGTAGAAATATTATGTGGTGTATTTGAAATGCAAATGCGAGGTTTATTCGCATGTGAACCATAATTATGATAACTGTCCATATTTATGGACATAGTATGAAACAATTTGTTATTGTTTGCATTAAAAAATGAGGATGATTGTAAATATTCATAATCATCAGTAATATCTGTTTTGAATTTGTGTTGTATTCCCATAAATGAACCATAAAAGTCGATACAATGTAATATCGAATGTTGATGTAATAATTTACTTGATAAATAACTAAAAAAACAATCAACATAAGCCATATTATTAGTATCAGATATTTTTGAACATTCTTTTTCATTATTTAATGTAGGTAAATTAGTTATTTTATCTTTAATAGTTTCATATTTTCCAACCATGTATCGGGTAGGGTCATACAGAGGAGAATATTTAATAAAAACAGGTTTATTAATCTGGGTATTTGTATCAGTATTTATAACTGTATTCATATCAACAATTTGGAATGTATTATTTAATGCGATACGATTATAGTTAGATTCATCAAGTGAGAACCATTTATTATAAATGGGAGTATAACTTTGTATATTTTGTATATCATGGGGATTATAGATGAACTCTTGATTATCATCAACAATATTACTAGGAGATGATTGTTCTAAATGATTCAAAGAAATGGGCTTGTATTTTGAATAGTGAATTGCAAATTTAGGAGTTTTACAAGAAATAGACATATCGTTAGTGTAAAATGCTTATAAGTGGTTACCATATTTTTTTCGTATAAATTAAACTAATGGAAAGTAGAGAAAATACTACGTTTGTCCTAAAAATACTTTTTATATACAGTATTTATAATTATACTATGACTCTTGAATTGAAAAAATTTAATATGCGAGATATTACATTTAAAGCAAATGAGAATAAAGGACCAGTTGTCGTATTAATTGGCAGACGTGATACAGGTAAATCATTTTTAGTTAGAGATTTATTATTTTACCACCAAGATATTCCAATTGGAACTGTAATATCTGGTACAGAAGCGGGTAATGGATTTTATGCAGCCCATGTACCGAAGTTGTTTATTCATGAAGAATATAATACAGTTTTGATAGAAAATGTACTGCGGCGTCAAAAAACTGTATTAAAACAAGTAAATAAAGAACTTGAAATGTATAAACGTACGACAATAGACCCTCGTGCATTTGTGATTCTGGATGATTGTTTGTATGACCAATCGTGGACACGTGATAAAATGATGAGATTATTATTTATGAATGGGCGTCATTGGAAAATAATGCTTATTATTACAATGCAATACCCATTAGGTATTCCACCAAATTTACGTACAAATATTGATTATGTTTTTATATTACGAGAACCATACTTATCAAATAGAAAACGTATATGGGAAAATTATGCAAGTATGTTTCCAACATTAGAATCATTTTGTGCAGTAATGGACCAATGTACTGAGAACTTTGAATGTTTGGTTATAAATAATAATTCAAAATCAAACAAGTTAAATGACCAAATTGCTTGGTATAAAGCTGAAAATCACCCTAATTTCAAGTTAGGGTCTAAGGAATTTTGGGATATATCAAAGAATATGGGTTCCGATGATGAAGATGAATCATATGATCCAAGTAAATCTAAGAAAAAATCTGGACCAAGTATTAATGTGAAAAAATCAANTTGGTAATATTAGTTATTAGTTCTTAGTCGTCATATGTATCGTCAAATTCAGCATCATCATTATCAGTCATTTCGTTATCAATACTCATATTAGCAAACATGTTGGATAAATTCATATTATTTACAATATCATTCTCCCTTGAACTGATATTAAATGAATGTATTGGTATACTATAATCTTTTTCATCGTTATAATCTTCTATAATCTCAATATGACTTGTATTATAATTTTTGTAATAAGGTTTTTCAATATAGGGTGTATATTCTGTAATATATTCAGGTTTGTTCTTTTTGTTTGTAAAATTATATTTTGTTATAAGCTTAACCTGTTTACGCCCAAAACCTGGTGAATTTTTTTTAAACGTTTTAAGACGATAAACCAGTTCACAATTTGAAAATGATTTAGTTGACATACATAGCGTATAATTTGATGTATAAAATAGATGCAAATAGGGTTTCATTGCGAGAATGAGTACATCTTCGGGAAACGAATCATCAATATTAATGTACATATTTGCGGTTGTACATTGATTATTATACAATTGAATCATGGTTTTTATATTAAATATAGTTTTTTTTTTACTATTAGAAGTCAACATTGTTTTTATATGCATCTCACGTATCATACATTCTGTATAATCTCTAAAAAGTTTTAAATGAAAATTATGTAAAAAATATTGATGGAAAATACTGGGTAACATAAATCCACCATGTTTCATAAAAAAATATATAGTATATAAATGCGATTTGTCAAACATATTGTTATTATATGGATTTTTTATAGGCAATGGTTCCGCGAAAATGTAGGGTGAATGAATTAATGAATTTTCAATTATTTTGGTCAAATCACTTTTAGTAAACATATATTTTGTATTATAGTGCATTAGTGTACATACAAAATACTGATTTATATTTATTGGATTCATGATTAGGTCATGATTATTTGCATATTTACTTTTTTTCCATTTATATTTGAACGCAAACTTGCAAAAAGTATTATATATACATTGTATATCTTGAAATATTGATAAAAAATCGTTCTTTTGTGTATCTGTAATAAATGGATTGTCCAATACACTTTTTAAATAATTAAATTTTTCTTGGTTATGTGTGCTTTCTGTGTGCATGTATTTGTATATAAATGTTGAACCCAGAATATGCATTAATGAATTTGGTGAAGATTTAAATTCGGTAAGGCTATTATAAAAATGAGTAGATGTATTTAAATAATCTTTACTTAAAAATATTGGTTCATGCATTGTAATGGTAGTTGATAAATATTTTTGATATAATATGTCGCAGAAAGTAGTCATATTATATAATTATTTTACTATATAATATATATTTGTATATTTATATTCTTTTTTTTACTGTTTATCAAGATATACCAGTAAAGATTTTCAACGGTTTAATCTACGTTTTCAAGTGAATCTGTAGGATTTGCATTTTGTTCCATTAATAATTCATTACGTAGTTGGGTTGATTCGGCATCAGCTACTTCACGTTCTTCAAAATTTACGGTTTCTTTCACACCAATTAAATTACCGTCATCGTCCATGGTTTGAGTAAGTACATTTCCACTTGCCTTTGCTTTCTCAATGTTCTCCATAATAGCTTTCTTTTTAGTTTCTCGTATACGTTCTTCAAATTCTTTCTTTGCCATTTCCTCATTCTTCATTTTTTCTTTATGTAATGCATTCATCTCCTCTTCCAAATGTTCAACTTTACCTGTCTTATATGCATCTGGATCCCATGGAATCCATACACCAACTGGACCTACAAAAATATCATGATTCGGGTCTTGGTCTCGTAACTTTTTACATTTTTGTTCAGCTTCTTCTTGTGTAGAAAATACACCACGCACCTTTAAACCACGGGTAGATGTTTGGAATGAGTGTTCACGATTAAATTTTTCGTTTAACTTATCCTCTTGTTTGTCCATAAAATTTTTATAATCATCATCAATGCCACTTTTCTGTAATTTATCTCCTTCTTCTTTTACAAAATCATTGAAATCAGTAATCAAAGTTTCTACATTCATATTGTGTTTATATGCGATAAAATGAATAAATTCAAAATATCGTTCCATTGATTTAGAAAACTCCCAATTTTTGATAAATTGGTCGAATAAATAAACCTCCCGTTTTTTTAGTATTTTTTCGGGAGATACGAACGACAAACATGTGAATTTTTGCCCTGCAATGGAAGGGTCTTCATCACATAAATCTACATATTTAGGGTTGATTTCTCCAGTTGCTGTTTTCTTTTTATCAAACGTTGCCATTATATGTTGTATTCAAATGATATATTTAAGTGTTTTCTGGATAACATTATATTTTGATATTTGATTTAGTTTGAATTATTTTATTGTAATATAATATATCATACAAATGACAGAATTGTTTGACATGAATGAGCTTTTGAAACGTGCTATCAAATACCTTATTGAAGGTTTAGCTGTTGCTATTTGTGCCATGTTAATCCCTAAGAAGGCATTGGGTGTTGAAGAAATTGTTATTATTGCATTAACTGCCGCCGCTACATTTAGCATTCTTGATGTATTTATCCCATCCATGGGTTCAAGTGCAAGAAATGGTGCTGGTATGACTCTTGGTAGTACTCTTGTTGGTGGTATCCGTCTTGCTGCTTAATTACACCATACAATATATATAATTTGAATAATTGACATAAATAATATAGATTAATAGTATTAATATATATTATTATGAGTTCTGNTGAAGATATTATAAGTTCTGATGAAGATATTATAAGTTCTGATGAAGATATTATAAGTTCTGATGAAGATATTATAAGTTCTGATGAAGAAGATTTGAATTTAAAACCAAGTGATATTATTAAAGAAAATAATGCAAAAACACAGAGTGTAAAACTTGCAGAAAAACAAGAAAGGGAACGGTTATCGAATTGGTATGACCAGAGAATTGCAGCACAAAAAGAATTCAATGATAAACAAAATACTATATTTAATAGTGTTGAGATTAACGACGTAAACGAACCCTTTCCTGGGTTTACTGAACATGAAAAATGTCACGCAATATGGCGCGCACCAATAACACCGTATCAATGTGAACGTATTAATAATAGTTTACATATGATTTTTAATGAACATATATATGAATTATATCATACAGTTGCATGTAAAGAAACATGGTATGAAAATATACGTGAATTTATTGCATTTCATAATAATATGGAAGTTGACATTAATACGAATGAATTAAGCGACCAAGAAATTGTAGAAATCAAAGACGAAGGTTTTTCTCTTTTTGTAGGAGATGACTGTGCTAATGTGGACGAAGATGAGTTTGACGGACCAAATGACTTGGCGGTTGACGAGTGGGAACTGGTCGATGATATTATTATGCACTATTATTTGAAATATACACCTGAACTGTAAACCCCCTACACATTATATTTGATGTTCCAAATATAATGTTATACTGTTGGAAAGTATTGCCAATCTAAATCATTACATACCTTCTTCCATATCATATCCTGTTCCAATTGTTTTTCACGGTCTTTCATCATAGGAATATAGGGTAAATATTGGGTTTGGTCTAACAATACACATAATTGATGAAGCGTATATGTGTAATTGAAAAAATTAGTTCGGCTTGGTGGACAATGCACCGCCCATGGTTTCTGTATTTCAATAAATAATACACATAATGTTTCATGTAACTCTTCATTCATTACTGGAGGTTTAATACCAAACATAGAATTTATGTATTGAATATGTTCAAAATATTTATTATAGCCCAATTTTCTTAATATTTCCCTCATTTTATCGTAATTGATTAACGACATGTCGGTAATTCGTTCCTTTTTTATTCTTGCACGAATATCCTGCATGACTTCATCTGGTATTTGGGTGGTTTCTTTTGCTTGAAATTGTGATAAGATTTCTTTGAAATGATTTAAACGAATATAAGCTGTGTATGATACTTCATTTGGTGGTTCTTTATTGGTTGGTTTGGAACTATCTATGATGTAAGTTATAAATTTACCACATGCCGTATTATTACATATTAATATCCCTTCTTCGTCTTGTGGAATTAGTTCTCCATTATGACATGTATCACATACATCGGTAGAAACAACAAAATCCTGAATGTTAGTAATTTCATTAGTAACATTTCGCCAATAATGCTGGTAAGATTGTTTGGATTTTGCATACTTGTCATTGTTCAAATCACCCGATACTTGGTTGGTTGCCTTAATTTTAAAGAAGGAGTTGAGAACATTGGAATTTTGATTCACTGTATTAGAATCTACAGAAATTTGCTTCTTTTGTTCAAAATAGTCAAATACATGTTTTGAATTGTTAAGTAAATATTCCTTTTTTTGCTGAGTAAGTTCTTTTATTTCACCCTTGATTGATTTAATTCTATCACACATATCCATGTACTCATCATACTGGTTTTTATGTAAAGTTTTTATTTTCTGTTTTAGGTTCTCTTTTTCCTCAACCAATTTTGGAATCGTTTCTGTTTCTATCTTGTGAAATGAATCTAATAGTTCAGTGTGTTTGATGTCGATTGTTCGTAATCCTGTTGTTTTTTGTGGATTACCCTTTTTTTGGTTCGAATTCATACGAAATTGGTTGTATTAATTAACTATGTGTTTTTATGTTGCTTTTTTCGTTTTTGATTTTTTATTTTTTTTTGATTTTTTGTGAGTTTGCTTATTTTTTACATAAGAAATACGCTTGGACTGTTTTTTTTGTCTTTGCTTTCTTGTTTTATTTTTACGTGTTTTTTTCCCACCAAAGTCATGGGGTGAACGCAAAGAACCTTGGCTTCGAGACCTATGTGGTTTCGTCTTAGGGTCTACCATTGTCTTAGGGTCTACCATTAACTCAAAAGAACCAGGTGTAGTACCTGTT